CGAGGCATGTTCAATCGTGAAGCAGCAGACAAGCAAGTTGCTCGTAACGGACGTCGGGAAACAGGACACGCTTGGGGTACGAACCCTTGCTCCGAAATCATCCTTCGCCCCTACCAGTTCTGCAACCTGTCAGAGGTTGTGGTTCGCTCACACGATACCCTAAATGACCTGAAGCGGAAGGTTCGCCTCGCAACCATCTTGGGTACGTTGCAATCAACCTTGACCGATTTCAAATACTTGAGAAAGATATGGAAAGACAACACAGAAGAAGAACGCTTATTGGGCGTATCGTTGACTGGTATCATGGATCACAACGTTCTAGCCGGAATGACAGACAGTCGCACATGGCTAACAGAAATGAAGAAGGTAGCCATCGACACAAACTCGGAGCTTGCCCAGACGCTTGGAATCCCACAGAGCAGTGCAATCACCTGTGTAAAGCCGTCGGGTACTGTATCACAACTGGTAGACAGTGCAAGTGGGATTCACGCTAGGCACAACGACTACTATATCAGGACGGTTCGCGGCGATAACAAAGACCCGTTGACCCAGTTCCTTATAAACGAGGGTGTCCACAACGAACGGGACGTCATGAAACCGGATGCGACAACAGTCTTTTCGTTTGCGATGAAGAGTCCGGACAATGCTGTCCTTCGTGATGACAGGACTGCTATCGAGCAGTTAGAGTTGTGGAAGCTCTACGCGAACTATTGGTGTGAACACAAGCCATCAATCACCGTGTCTGTAAAGGAACACGAGTGGATGGAAGTCGGGGCGTGGGTCTACGAGAACTTCGATGTTTCATCAGGCGTCTCGTTCCTACCCTTCAGTGACCACACCTACCAACAAGCCCCGTATCAGGATATCGAACCGGACGACTACCACGATTGGCAAAAGTCTTACGAACACGTGGTCTTGGATTGGAACAAGCTGACTGACTTCGAGAAGGAAGACAACACCAGTGGTTCGCGGGAATTGGCTTGCACAGCAGGTGTCTGTGAAGTTGTTGACTTAACGGCTGCGTAGTGATAGAGTGTAGTGGATTAGAAAATAAAAGCTGGGGTAGTTCAAATGGCAGAACGTCTGCATTGTAGGCAGGATGTTGGGAGTTCAAGTCTCTCCCCCAGCACCAAGATAAGGGTGTAGCTCAAATTGGATAGAGCGTCTGTATCCGTTCAGACTGTTGTGGGTTCGATTCCCATCACCCTTATAGGGAAAGGTTGTATCGCCCTTTATAATAGGATTAACACTCTACGGCTGCTGCCTATATATTAGAGTATGATGCGTGACATCAACCCTACTACTCTAAGTGCTGCAGCAACCATCCTGCTCCCTAATTCTAGTCAAGGGGTTTGGTGGGTACTAGACCAGCAGGATAAAGTCCTGAGCATGACTTAAAAAGGCTCACTTATTGTCTTGTATATAAGTCATTAAAGGGCTTAACGACTGACATATAAGACATGGTTAGGATGAAAGAGAGAAAGCAATGAGTAAGCAAATTATTTCTATCAACGAAGATTACAGAATTGAGGTTGACCATCCAAACTACACATTGCAGGTGTCTTATTTGAGCAAGAAAGACAACGAGGTAAAGTGGCGCAATGAAGGCTTCTATTCGTCTGTCAGCGGTGCGGTAAAAAAGTTTATTCAGTTAAACGTACTGGATGAGAAAGAGATGCCTCTGTTCGATTATGCCATTAACGTCATGGCATCAGCAGAGATAGCTGTTGCAAAAGAGATAACCAGTGTCATAGCATCCGCAAAGCGGTGGTAAAGAAAGGACAAGCAATGTTAAAAAGAGACTTATTTATCACGATCCATATGTTCGATAATAAAAACCCAGCCAAAGAGGTGTCGCTTCGTAAGGTTATATCAAACTATGACTTAATAAAGGATCACGGTAGGCATGATATCGTATTGGAATTTATGCGTGATATGCTTATTCAGGTTGATAGAAGTTCAGCCAAGCTAATGGCAGAGGATAAAGTAGTTGAGGTTGATTACGGTGAGTTTAAGACAACAGAGTTTCCTGTGTCACTTTAGTGGCTGTTAACGCAGGAACGCATAGTGACTGAACAACCCTCTGTAACGGGGGTAAAGTATACACGGGGAGTGGTCCTCCTGCTCAACCAGCTAACGTGTAGTTCGGGTGAAGTATAGGAAGTTACTAGCCTGATGTGGGTAATATCCAAATCCCACCTATGCACTTAAATTGAGGAGTTGACAATGGTAGGCACGATTGATATACAAGAATACATCGAACATGAGGACGGCAGTGCCACCATCACGTTTGATTGCGACGTCAAGACACGGGAACTTCTCGTTGGTCTAGGTCTCGTGTCCCTTCTTGAGAAGGCAGTAAACAAAGAGGATGGATATACTGTATCCAGCTCTGATCAACCGGAGTTTGATTTCGATGATAGAGGTTAAGTTAACAAAAGACATTATGGATCGTGCCAAAAAGAAAGCTGCCTCAGTCGGTATCTTACCGGGCAGCATAACAGGTGGCTTGAGTAATGTTGTTGGAGCAATAGGTGAAGTGATTGTTGGAGACGTGCTGGATGCAGAGCATGTCAACACGGTTCATTACGATCTTGTAAAGAACAATAACCGCATTGATGTCAAAACGAAGCGTTGCAACACCAAACCCTTTCCCAACTACGATTGCAGTGTTGCGGCACACGGATCAAGCCAAGACTGTGACACCTATGTATTTGTTCGTGTCAAGATTGATATGACGCGAGCTTGGATACTTGGGGGGATATCAAAGGGCAGATTTTTGCAACAGGCTACACGCTATTCGAAGGGTGATGTTGACCCCAGCAATGGGTTTGTATTCAGAGCGGATTGTTACAACATTCCCATTTCAAAACTTGAGGATATCCATGTCAAAGAAACTAGCCAAGTGTACGCTGTTTGATCTGCACTTCTTTCTTAGTGAAAAAGGACAAATCGAAATCGAAATGTCCAGCGTTGATCCGGATGTTTTTAGAGATGCAATGGAAAGTGGGTTCCCCGAATACGAAGGAACCCACAAGGTAGCCAGTCTGTTACGCTACCTTAATTCAATCGGTAGCGAGATACGCGAGACATCAAAGCGGTATTTTTAACGCTTATTCTTTTTAGCCATGCCGCCGTACATCATGCCCATTCCGGTGCGGGGCATACTCATAGCGGTGTTCCTCATCATATCTTGTTGACGCTTATCTTGTGCCATCTGGTCAGGGGTTGCAGACATCATACCACCCATCTGGGCTTTCTTGCGAGGCTTGGTCTTTTTAGCCATACCGCCGTACATCATTGGTTTGCGACGAGCTGCGCCACCATACATCATTCCCTTGCGGGGTCCGTTATTGTAAGTTTTCATCGTGTTAAGTTCCTTATGTCTAGGCTAGGGATGTAAAGTCCTTCTTCACCACGAGGGATAACACCGCCTGTTTCAAAAATTTTGCGCTGTTCTGGTGAAGGAAAGGAGAAGATTGTTGTTTCATATTTGCGACCGATTGGATCAACAACGGTCTGGGTCTTGACGTCAGTGACGGTGTGCTGTTGGGTTATGCCCAAAAGAAGAAGAGACTCGATACGAGCGTTGCGAATAGGATCAAGGGGCTTCCCTGTACGCATCGTTTCAAGTAACAGTTTGCCAAGTTCCGGATCGTTGATCATTGATGTCAGCAACTTGTAGTTTCTGCCGCGCATTGTTTGCAACAGGGCTTCTGTCCCAACGTACTTCGGACTGATAACGCCCCTGTTGATAGCATAGATACGGCTGATAACACTTTCAACCGACATGCTTCCCGGAATACCTCTGATACCCATAGCCATCGGGTTGCTTTCCAATTCGGACAAGAACCCGTATATTGTCTCTGCCATGTCGTAACGCTCATCACCAAGAATTTGCCGTGCTACTGCTTTTTGCTCATCAGTCTTACCAAGAAACTGTTCGAGTCCAGCAGGATTTATTTTAACGGCATCAACTTCCACGTACTTTCCATCAACAACTTTTCTTCCCTCTACGCTGTCAAAAGAGGAGATAGGTACAAGAGTCTTCTTTCCGGTTTTGACGAATGTCGCGTTTTCAAGAGTTAGCATGTAGATGTCGGTGAGGTTCTTATCTACTAGTTCAGCCGCATCTACATCTGACAGGCCCCTTGCTTTTGCACCATCTAGCATGGCGTTACGAATAGAGTTGTATTGATCAGAGCCACCCGTTATAAGAGATTGTGCAACTCGTTCAGAAGAGAAGTTGGCAGGAAGCCCCGAAACATCACGGATGATTTGAATTGTTTTTCCCAGTTCAGCAACCCTATCTTTTGCAGGTTCGGTCGCAACCTTGATTGCGTCGTCAACCTTAGCCGTTATAATCTCTTGTGTTTCGTCAAACAACTGCTTACCAACAGCCTTACTGCTGTACCCATAAAGGTCATCAATCAAAGCACCAGTATCAATCAACGGCACACGTTCTCCGTTGGCGTTTATCATCGTAACGTTGTTGTTTAGATTAGTGAGAAAGTCTTTTCGTTGAGCATCAGACATACCATCAAAGTTCTCCATCATGAATTCGCTGACGGCTGCTTTTAGATGTGTCTGGACGTTCTTGGTGTTGGGTGCGTTTTCACGGAAGGATCTCATAACCTGTCCAGTTTCAGGAATAATTGTTTTATCACCCAGTGCGCGACCCACGGATGCCATCCAGTTGTTGGCGTAGGACTTGTCGTTAGCGAGGCGTTCAATCTTAAGCCAGTTATTTGGGTTTTCCTTGAATGCCGTGCCACCGGGGTGCATTGCACTTACACTTTCTTTCTTTTGGTTGCCCCAACTCATGAAGCCCGGAACAATACCCCCGTCAACATCATCAAACCACGCTCTTTTGTAGTCTGACCACCCTCTGTTTGCTTGCTCAAGGTATTGACCAAAAGGCATTGAGCCTCCCTCGATTGATTGGTGCTGGATATTTAACATGCCAATTGGATTACCGTCAACTTCAAACTGGTTAAACTTGTCTTTGAGTAAGTCGTCAACGCTGCCAAGTTTGTTAAACACAGCCCCACTGTCTTGGTTTTTCCACTTGAGTGTAGATATGGTTGAACCAAATTCGCGCAATTGTTCGGGGTTCAATTGGAACATAGCTCTGTTGCCGTTCTTGTAGGCTTCCATAGCGATGATTGCTTGAACGTTAGCTCCGTCTGGAAATGAAACGCCCTTAGATTCAAGGTCAGCTTTTATATCGCTTATCACTTGATTTTTGCTTTGGCCCCTGTTTGTAGCCAACGTTTCAAAGAACGGATCGGTAAATGATACAACGTTCTTTTCAAACATACGTTTGTCAGCCGCACTGATGTCACTTTTTGTCACCCGGACAAGAGGAACCATTCCGGGAATCTCTACCTTCATCAACGAGTCAAACAAATCGAAGGCATCGACTGTTGGTACACCATCAATGACTTCCCCAGCGGCAGTGAGATATGTGACTTTTGGGTCAGACATAATCGTGTAAGGACGTTGAGCGGAATTTAGTGCTTCAGCGTGTTTGAGTTGCATGTGCATCGAAAACAAGCCACTTGCTGACGTATACTGGGGAATGTCCGGAAGTGACTCTTGTCTAGCAACTCCGGTTCGTACGGCAGTACGGGCTGATTCGCTGTCCCCCAATTCAGAAACAATCTTGTTTGATTTGTTTGAAAGTTGTCCGGCTATAAAGTCTGTTTGTTCAGATTGCATAGCCCTAAACTGATCGGCGTTCAGATCTGTGTTGTTGATAAGGCTGTGACGAAGTAGGGTTGCAATAGCTGATTCAAAGGAGTAACTTTTTCCGGATCTGAGTGCTGTCGGTTCAAACGCACCACTGCGCCCATTGATTTGCGACAGGTAGTGACCAACACCCTTCTTTGCAATGATATCATTTGCTTTGCTGATTTCATCACGAACATCCTCAAGACCTGTTTCAAACTGGCGAACCATCTCAAGAAAGTTTGATTCGGCTTCGTTTGTTGGTTTAAAATCAACAACAATCCTGTTTAATTCAGCGTTCAGTTCTGTTTCGAGAC